AAGTTTGCGGTAGGTGTGCTTGGGTTTGGAATAGAAAAATTTGAATCAACAACTTTACCTTTGGGAAGTATCAGTCTTCCAGAAGAATCTTTTACCTCAGTTGTTTCATAAAACCTAATAGCATTCAGATCACTACCGTACTTGTTCTCGGCATATCTATAAAGTTCATAGTCTGAAAGGGGCCATTGGTCTCTGACGTTAATGATACCAGCAGTCAGTAAAACAACCCAGTCATAAGAAACATCACCATAGAGTTTGTTAGCAACTGTCTCTGGTCTTTCACCTTGACGTATCTGATACTTATTAAACAGAGTAAAAACATTCTGTAAGTCATCACGAAGTTTGACCCTTCTGAAAAGGTTCTTGACTCTTACATATTCAGTAGATGAGTTTCTATCTTTTAGTGGAGACTGATAGAATAAGTCTGGTAGTTCTCTGAAGTAACTCATTTTAGTAACCTACGCTCTTTGGATCTGTGTTATCATAATCTTCAGAATATATTGGATTGAGTTCTTTAAATGCTAAACTCATTTGCATATGAGTTGGAGTTCCATCCCAGAATGTCGAATAGGTATTTGATCCAGTATAGTTGACTTGTAAGTCAACGAGTGCCATTGGTAAGAAAGAGTTCAGAACTGGATGTTTTTTACCACCCTTCATATAAGTTAGTTGGAAGATATGAGGAGCAGAAATGAAAACTCCTTTTACTTTAGAGTTTCCACTTGCATTTCTATTAGCACTCATTCTTTTCTTGAGTGTTCTAATGATGAGAATAACTTCTTCTGCTTCTTTTTTATTTCTTGGGAAAAAGTCAAAGTTAAACTGGAAGTTTCTCAGTCCAACACCATCAAACAGTAGTTCTAGGTTTGGGTTAAATACCTGACCAGTTGCCCTTGAGATCAACTGGTTAGCACTAACATTACCACCCAGAGCACCAATAGCAGTTGCTGAAAGTACATTCTGCAATGCCTTCATTAGTTGTGGATCTCCACCAACTGATGCACCAGCTGTAGTTAAAACTTTCAGTGCTTGTTTAAGTGCGTCTCCTGGATTATCTTGGAAGGCATTGGCAAATCCAACACCAAACGCTTCTGCTGGGTTAAGAGTACCTTCTCCCCAACTAATTTGTGTGGTATCGCTTATTTGTTCTGGTATTGGTAGATATATTGTATGCTTTACGTGTTTTTTATTAAAACTCTGTTCCGCTTTTTGAGATACTGTATTTAACTGAAAGTTGGCTTTTTCTCCAAGAGTAATATTTGGTATGTCTTTTTTTCCAGTGTCTGGATTTTCTAAAGGATTATCTTTATCATATACAAAGAGACCATCTAAGTTAATTGTTGGTGGAACAAATTCAGCAATCTGAATCATAAGATAGTCAGATTCATTATTGAGTCTAGCGTATGGATATCTTAGAACTTTATCTCTGGCTGGTTTGATTGGTTCATCACTCAGAGCAGCCGAAGCATTTGCCTGGGCTTGTATTTGCCCACTTGTGTAGTTGCCATTCGTAGTAAATGATCCACTAAAAGTCCCCACATCCGCAGCAGCAGATGAACCAGGAGAGAAATCAGATAAAGCCATTTATCTTGGTTTTCTAAGTATTTAGACGGAAATTGGCAAAAGGTATCATTTGTAAGTCTTTCACTTCTGATGGGTAGACTTCATACAACCCACCAGCAACTTCATTCCAAGTATATTGTCTTGTCTCACCCCAATGAAAGTTTAAACCACGAAAACCCCATTGGAATACATCAGTGACAGCAACAAAAGGATTTTGATCATAGTTTAGTGATGTTGTCTTGGCATTATAAACAAAGACATAAAACTTACCTGCTTCAGGTATCTTCGGTCCTTCATCTAGAACTTCTAGGAGTTCTACCATAATATCATCAGGGTCTCTAGTACCAATAATACTATCACTTATCCCACGGACTCGGTTTACATTTGTATCTGTATCTGTGGGTCTTTTTGCCATTACTTGATACCTAGTTCTTTCTCAGTAAAGACTCTGAACTCATAACCTCTATCAAGACACCATTCTTTTGCTGCCTCCCATTTTGCTTGGTTCTTAGCATATTCATATGCCTCACGAATATAACCTTGAGTTTGTCTCTTTGGTTTTGCTGGAGGAGCAGTTTGACGAAGTGGTTTGATTTCGATAATATATTTCTTTATTTTCCCAGATGACTCCTGAACTTTAATATAAAAGTCTGGGAAGTATCTATGTGGTTTGTTGTCTACTGGAGACCGATACCACACATACATTTCTTCACTACCCCATTCTAAAATATTCTGAGTCAAGTCACAGTATCTCATGAATTTGCGCTCCCAGAGGGAACGATATACTATATTACTTGGATCACCTTTGTATTTTTTTGGGTTGGAAGGTTGATACTTTCCCTTATATGCCATCTAAATAACTAATAATGTAAGACTCGTATAAGGTATTTAGAGTGGCAGCACCTAGACCAAGAAGGATATCAGATTTTAAACCAGCACTAACTAACCTAGCGCAAACCTCACATTATCAGGTTATTTTTGGTGGACTTCCACTACCTTTAAGACAACACTTAAATGTCCGTGGAGTTGGTTATAGGTTCATTACTGAAACATCAGGACTTCTTTGTTACTCTGCTTCTCTACCTGGAAGTTCCCTTGCTACTGCTAATATTAAAGGGAACTTCATGGGAGTCGTTGAGAACATGGCTCATACAAGACTCTTTACTGAGATAGGTCTGGAGTTTTATGTTGACAATGAGTATAGAACTCTCAAGTTCTTAGAGCATTGGATGGAGTTCATTGCCAATGGTTCTGCTCATAGAAAAGCATCTGATGATTACTACTTTAGAATGGAGTATCCATCAGACTATAAGTCAAATCAAACTAAAATCATTAAGTTTGATAGAGACTATGGTGAGAATATAGAGTATACTTTCTGGGGACTGTTCCCAAGAGACTTGTCATCAACAACCGTTAAGTATGATACTTCAGAGATACTGAAGGCATCCGTTCGTTTTAGTTACGATAGATACATTTGTGGTAGAAGTGATAGTTACTCTGTCAATAGAGGAATCGATGGTAACAAGGAAGATGATAAGGGTGGTCCTTCATCTGAAGGAACAAAAGATAGATATGTTCCAGTATCTGCTGGTGCCGCTGGTGCTGGTGGTGTAAGATTCATTCCTCAGGGTATGGGTCTGGCAGAAGCACTCAATAAAGGTTTAGTCTACGATAGCCCTTACGGACCCAGATAAATATTCCTAACTGAACTTTTTGGGTTGTTATGCCTTTACCAAAGATCTCTACACCAACCTATGAGTTGGAACTGCCTTCGAGTGGAAAGAAAATCAAATATCGCCCCTTTCTTGTAAGGGAAGAAAAAATTCTTATCATCGCAATGGAAAGTGAAGATGATAAACAAATTACTAATGCCGTTAAGGAAGTTATCTCAAACTGTATCCTGACCAGAGGTGTCAAGATTGAGCAGTTGTCTACTTTTGATATCGAATATCTCTTCTTAAACATTAGAGGTAAGTCTGTAGGTGAAGAAGTAGAAGTTCTCATCACCTGCCCAGATGATGGTGTCACTCAGGTTCCTGTGGCAATCAACCTGGATGATATCAAAGTCCAAACGGGAGAAAACCACAACAAAGATATCAAACTTGACAATGATCTCATCCTTAGGATGAAGTATCCATCAATGGAGGAGTTTGTTAAGAATAACTTTAGCACAGAAGAACTCAACCTTGACGGTACTTTTGACCTCATTTCTTCTTGTATTGAGCAAGTTTACTCTGAAGAAGAGTCTTGGGCAGCATCGGACTGTACTAAGAAAGAACTTAGAGAGTTTCTTGAGCAGTTGAGTTCCAAGCAGTTTAAAGAGATTGAAACTTTCTTTGAGACGATGCCTAAGTTGTCTCATACTATTAAAGTTATGAATCCTAATACTAAGGTTGAGAGTGATATTGTCTTGGAGGGACTGAACGCTTTTTTCGCGTAGGTATGGCTCATGAGGATCTTGAGTCATACTTTAAGATAAATTTTGCCCTGATGCAGCACCATAAATACTCATTGACTGAGTTAGAAAATATGATACCTTGGGAAAGAGAAGTTTATCTTACTTTCCTAAAACAATACATTGAGGAAGAGAATTTAAAACAACAGCAAGCTGAACTAAATGGCTGAGTTTTCGCCAATCATAACTACGTTAAAACCTAGAAGAACCAGAGTTTCTTCTTTTACATTTCTGAATCGTCCCCAAGAACAACAACCAAGGGAAGATTTTAGAACTACGCTTGCGCTGCAGCAAAATAGACTTGCTTTTGATAATATCAACTCCTCATTAGTAAACCTAACTAACCAAGTCACTGCTCTGAGTGCTTCTCTGGATGGTATTGCTCAAAGAGTCAGAGAAGACTCAGCACTAGATCAGGCAAGAGAAGCACAGAAGAGACGACAAGAAGAAATATTAGCAGAGCAGAAACTTAGAGAAGGTAAAGAGAGCGTCGTTGAGCGCAAGATGCAGTCTGCTCTTCTCAGACCTGTTAGAAAGATTGGTAATAAAGCGCGGTTTACACTAGGTAGACTGGCAAACTTCTTTATGATTCTTTTGGCAGGTTTCCTAGGAAACATGGCACTATCTACCATTAGTGCTTTGATATCTGGTGATAAAGAAAGACTAGAAGAACTAAAGCAGAAGTTCTTAAAGAATATTGGTGTTGTAGGTGGTATATTCCTATTGTTCAGTGGTGGTCTTACCACTATACTTGGTTATCTTACCAGACTTGGTGCTAGACTTGGTAGTGCTGTCTTTAGAAACTTACTCATAAGACCAGTCAATGCTCTGATAAACCTTGTAAAAGAAGGTGTAAAGGGAGTAGCAAGAGGTTTAGGTTTAGCACCAAAGGCACCACCAAAACCACCA